AGGTACCGTATATTCCAGACCTGCCTCTTCGCTTTAAGAAGATCGTTAATTTCCTCAAGTACAAAAACATCGGTTCTGCCTACATTGAAAAGTCAGAACTGGTTTGGGTATCTCTTGACGAGATGTTTAAAATCCCTAAGCGACAAGTATTCTCCGATACCATCGCGAGCAACGCGGCCACGCTGAGGAAAGTTACGACTGAATCGTGGCGCGCGATGTTCGAGGACTGTGTAATCCCCGTCACCATTTCCCCGTCTAGGTCATCCCCACCTTCCTCTGAAATATACAAACATCCCCATCATAATCGTTCATATTGACAATGTGTGTATTAACTTAATGCGTTTTTTTATAAAATATAATATATTGCCAGTCAGTAATGACGGTGACACTAGGAAACACATTCGACACCCGTCCGGCCATGAGAGTAACTGGCGACGCGGGTGGCGTTGGTATCCAGCTCCCACAACGCTTTACTGATCGGCAAAAGCCCGCATACTCCGCCCCATCGGTTGGCGACTCCGATTTTGGAGATGAATCCGAGTTGAAGGAGATGATGAAAGACATCGCCAACCCTAACAAGACCAGGAACATGGACGAGATGTCTTCGGTCTCTGGCAGCGACGTGTCCGCGGATTATGACGGCGATGGCGATATCTACAGTACGTCTAGCGGCTCTCCCGTCGAGCAGCGTCGCTCTAGCTATTTTACCGAGGAAGAGCAACCGTCCCAGGGGTTCCTGACCATCGGCGATGAGAAAGCAGATATCCTGTTCAGACTCGAAGTGCTGCGCCGCCAGGGGATTGAGCCCAGGAAATTTAGCGCGCGTGATGATATTCGCGAGATGCGTGCGGAACTAAACCGCATCAAGACACATCTAGAGCTAGACAGGAGTCTCAAGTTCTCCAGGAAGGCCGTGGTGGGACTTGCGTCTGCCCTAGAGTTCCTGAACGACAAAGTAGATGTGCTTGACCTTGAACTCGACGGGTGGTCCGACCAGATGCACCAGGCCGTGTATACGCAAAAAGATTATGACAGTATTTTCGAGGAGCTCTTCTTCAAATACCGCGGCAAGGTACAGACCCCTCCCGAGGTTCGTCTGCTTCTCACATTCGGCGCATCTGCGCTGACCTTCCACATGAGCAACGTGATGGCCAAGAAGGCATCCAAGATGCTAGAGGATGGCGGTGACTCTGGTGGCGGTATGATGGACAGCATCATGAAAATGATGACTGGCGGCGCAGGCGGCGCTGGTCCTCAGATCCAGGCAAAACAGCCAGAGCCCGTCGCGCCCCAGAATAGTTTCATGCAACAGGCCCAGCAGATGCACACCCCTCCCGTGGCAAGGAAGGAGATGAAGCCTCCTACATTCTCATTCCCCCAATTTGGCACCCCCCCTCAATTTGGAGTGCCCGCCAACTTCACGGCAAGTCACATCGTCCCCGAGCAGACGAACCTGAAACCGGACCTAATGGATTCCATGCCCAACATCCCCGATGACGAATCTGAGAGGCTATCCGACATTCCGTCTGACCTAGAGTCCCCCCCGCCATCTGATTTTGGTTCTCCCGAGATGAACACGATTAAGGTCGAGAAGACAGTTCGCAAACCCCGCGGCAGGGCGAGCAAGAAAGCAGCACCGAGAATTATTGAGATCTAATTGTCCTGTTTCCTTTGAATCATTTGTCGCTGTGTATTACATGTCGACAAAAGACATTTTGTTTGCTATAGTAGTTACATTGTAAAAATTAATAAACCATGCCCTTTGGAAAGCAAGCCCAAAATGCGTCTGCTGCCACATCTGCATACAGTCCGTGCTTGTTGGCTGTATACATACACACATCAGCGTCTCCTGCGTAATCGTTATGTGTCACTTCGAATTCATCATCGCCGATGAAAAACACCATCCGCGTCGTGATAAGACCATTGCACTGCTGAATTTTGTCAACGTTGAACATCGTCACGTAAAGATGTTTCAGAGACCCCTCAAATAGCGGGACTTCATTATACAACACGTGACTGGTCTGGATGAAGTCAAGGACGCACCAGATAGTCGCATGAATCTGCTTCCTGTTATCTTCGTCCTTGGCTTTGATTGCCATCTTGTAGATGTTCCTTGAGATGTCAACTGGTAGCATATCCATATTTATTTGTTTGCGTGGGTATATATTTTTAGATTAAATTTATGCTCGCAGCGACCCCTTATATGGTATGTTCTAGCCCCGGGACAAACGACATCTTACTTCTTCCAGAGGGGCCTCACGTCCGGAGACCAGGCGCTGGCTTTAAGGTTCTGCTGTGCGAACGGACGACCCGCGTCACTCGCTGTTGACAGGGCATCCGGTCTGGCAATGTCGCGGTTGAAACGGTTCTCCGCCAGCTGACCGGACGCGATGTTAAGCGCATTGGGCGACGAGTAAGGATTCTCGACGGCACTCTTGGTACCGAACTGAGGTGTCTTACCTTCTGTGGCGAGAGAGCCGAAGGTTTGTGCGATGGGGGTTGGCAGCGTGTGACCGTAGCCATCGTATCTATTTTTGTCAATAAGCCCATATGCTCCCATAGATTCGGGGACGAAGACGTTGTTGGATCCCCCGGTCGGTGCAGCGCCAGGAGTGTACGCGCGAGACTGATCGCCCATCTTGGCGAAATTCCTGGTAGGCGGCTGCAACTCGACGACGTCCAGCCTCTCCGCAGGGCTGACGGTGGTCCCTGCTCCACCGGTGTAGTACACACTTTCGTAGGATTCGCGGAGAGTGGGCTCTGGGACGAACTCGGGGCGCGCCTCTCCTGCAGACTGCACACCTCCGTTGGGTCCGGCGGGCATCAAGTACTTGTTCACCAGACCTCTTTGTGTTTGAAGCGTAAAACTTTCGGGCCCTTCCGTTGTATATCCTCCTACCCCGGAATACTGGCCACTCGTACCGCTCGCGTTGATCATAGGCGTCGTGTCACCCTCACCAGTGCGTGGACGACCGCGGGTCTTGTCAAGGTACCTTGCCTGTATCGCCTCAACGATACTGTCGGAGGGCCCTTGATATCCGCTTTCGAAGGGCCGAAGTCCTGCAGACCCGCGAGGTTGCTTTCCGTATTCTGTCCTGCCGAGGATAGCACCGTTCGGAGTCGCCAACGGAGGGCGTTCGTCGTAAGGAATAACGAGGGCGCCAGGGTTGTGGTTGATGCTGGAAACCTGCTGGATCTCCCCCTTCCCACCCATGGTCGTCCCTCCTGATACAACTCCTCCTGGAAGCGTATTCAACTTGTATTCGTTGATATTGAGTGGCATCTGTCTGTAGAACTGCTGGAACCCACCCGTAGCAGCAACCTCAGGACCCACGCCGAGACCAGGGCCGACACGGATTTGCTCCGCGGGGAGAACGTTGTTGTGGGTGCGTGCGGTGATGCTCCTGGACTTGGCAAGCTCGGCATCTCCGGAGGAATTCCCAACTGTACCACCGGAAGATACTCTCCCCTGGGGAGTCATACCGAACATGGTATCTGCCTCTTTCTTGTGTTTGTAGGTACCGGAAACGGATGTCCCCTCCAGAACATCGCCGGTAAACAGTTCCATCTTCCGCTGCTTATAGTCGGTGTTCGTGTTCATCGTTTTTCCGGAGGTGAAGTACGGCATCACCTCGGACGGGCGCATGTTAGGGGTGATGATTCCGGATTCCTTGGGGACCTGGGCCTGCTTCCACCGTTTCTCCGCCTTCTTCCTATATTTCCTTACCATGTCGGTCGGCTTCGTGTCGTAGTCTTCGCGAACTCCGTTTCCAGAACCCAGAATGTCTACGTATCTGTTCCTGTCCTGGCGAGGTTCTCTCCCTTCTTGGCTATTATATAAACCATAACCAATGATACCGGCGATGGCCAACAACTCCATTATTATCTAATATCTTATATTATTTTATTTTTACATTTTTTTCAATCGTTACGTTTTGTCGGCAAATGTGTATTGTATCGACAAACTGCATTTTCAATCAAGTATATAATTATCACCTGGTTTTAAGATTAAAACGTGCCAGGTTCTTGTAGTAGTCCTTATTTAGAATAGACTGCTGCTGGCCAACGATCCCTGCAGTCATGTGCGCATCGGGCTCTCCCTCGACCTTCCGGACAACCTTGGGCATCTTGGGGGGCTTCACGTAGTAGGCGGTCAGGGAGTTGGTGACCTTCTCGACCTGCTTCGCGTTCCTCTGCAGGAACTGTCTGTACTGAGAGTCATCGGGGGTCTTGAACTTGTCCTCGAGGTAGTTGTTGTAAATACCGGACGATACATAGTTGGTGAAGCTCCGGCCATCGGAAAGCGCGGGCATAATTCTGGAACCCATTCTGTTTATATATACCAATTATAATATTATTTTCTAAATATAAATGCGATGGGACGACGCAAAATTATGCGCAATTCTAGATAGACACGAATTGTTTTCTAGAAGTAAACCCGTCCTAGAAAAATACAACGAATATAGAGCAGCATTGGAGCAAAACAAGATAAAGATAGAAGACGTAATCCGCAAGAATATGAAGGGGGCGTCTATAAAGTGGATGCGAAACGCATTTCCTTATGACGTGGACGGGACCAGACACTATCTAATATGGAGTCAAATACCACTGACCAACGAGAAGATAAACGAAGTCGCGTTAATGCACGTGGGTATCAGTGATTACTTCTGCTTTGTGAATCCCGAAGAACGACAGAGCGTACACGGCCTGTGGCATGCTCACTGTCTTGTGAGGAGGTAATTTGTATTACATATAAGTGTATACAGTCGTGATACTAACATTAAGTATTTCTGCGATGAGTGATGCGATGGCTCTTCTGCTTGGCGGATTGTAATCCCAGTAAGACATAGCATACGAATATACCGTGTCTATTTCATCAGTTGTAAACAGACGACGTTCCGTTTTTGGTTTAGAGTCCGTGCGTTTCCAGTAGCTTTGAACTAGAGACCTCCCAGAACCAAAAATATTACCAACGAGTTCTGCGACGAGAGACTTTCGCATAAGGCCTGAAAAGTCCAATGACATCACCCAGTGAAACTCGTCTGCTATTTGTTCATCGCAGCAATAACTTCTTCCATCTGTATACGTCTGTCCTATTCTTTTCATATGGTCTTTTATGGCAGAACAAGACACATTTAGTTTCTCTGCGACTTTTATTGATATGAACCGTTTGGTTTGTTGTATTCCAAATTCCTTCTTAACTTCTTCTATTGTGGTTTCTATTTCTTCCGCAGATGCCGCAATAGGTCCTATGGGAAAATAGGTTCTACTCAGTTGGGTCTGTCTAATTTTCTCCAATGTTTCCGCATTTGGAGGACCGCCATCTCCCCCGATTGTTAGATTATAACCAAAGTCCTCCTCGGCTGATTTCATTTCCGCGATTATGTTTGTTTCCCACTTTCCGGCATCATATTGAGACCAGCACTTCATAAGAGTTTTAACCGTGATATTTTCAAACCCATATTTGCGGATTGCGGCTTCTATTGCCAGACACTTTCCCTTTGTTTTCCTGGAGTTTTTGATATGTTGTTGAAATCTTTTGTATGCCGTATGATGAGTATATCCTATGTATACTTTGTCGATCGGTGTTTTTAGTTCGTATACTACAAAAGAGTAAAAGCCAGTTTCGTTGTCTGGTCCGTTACTAGTATACCCCATTTATGTAAATTTACACTATCACAGATGCTTTTTATAATCAATCTTGTCGATATGAAGACGCCACCGTATCGACAAACTTGTTTTTTTACATACAATAAAATTATTAACCGAACAGTTCTTTAGCATAGAGATTAGGCTCAATCGTACTTTGCGCCCAAGGTCCAACATCCGCCTTGGGGATGAGGGGGTTGGCACGGAGGTCGTAGTTAGCATTCTTGAGGGAAGAGCCCTGGGTGTTGACACCAACCCAC